AATTTAACCATTAAATTAATTAAAATAACCCTTTACTTTTTCTTAAGAAAAGCTTATAATACTCCTCGTGAATGGAAAAAATCACACCAGCGGTTTTATTGATAAATAACCGTATGCATGATCCCGCGAAGGGAAATATTGTATTGGCTAATAATAGGAGAAGTAACTAATGGCATCTTTAAAAGAAATCCGTGCGCGTATCGCCGCACAACAAAACAAAAAAAGTTCAAATGACAGCGCAGACGGCCCTGTATATCCACATTGGAAAATTGAGGATGGGCAGACTGCTATTCTTCGTTTTCTTGAAGACGGAAATACAAAAAATCCAGATTTTTGGGTTGAGCGAGCAGTATTCAAATTACCATTCAATGGTATCAAAGGCGACCCAACCGCGCAAAATGTAGAAGTTCATGTTCCATGTATGGAAATGTATCATAAGGATTGTGCTGTATTAAAAGAAGTTCGCACATGGTTTAAAGATGATTCTATGAAACCAATGGGTAGAAAATACTGGAAAAAACGTTCATACATTTATCAAGGCTTTGTCCATGATGATCCAATGAAACGCGAAACCCCAGAAAATCCAATCCGCAGATTCATGATTACCCCACAAATTCATAATTTGATTGAATCTGGCATGATGGACCCAGAAATTGAGGATCTGCCTACTGATATGATAAAAGGGCTTGATTTCAAAGTTAACAAACAAATTGATGCAGAAGATCGAGCGAATTACACAACTTCAAGTTGGGCGCGTCGGGAATCAGCATTAACAGAAGTTGAATTGGAAGCTATCGAAAAGTTTGGATTAAGTGATTTGTCACAATTCTTGCCGAATGAACCAAGTGCTGAAGTTCAGAAAATCATTTTTGAAATGTTTGAAGCATCGGTGGACGGTGAGCAATATGATCCAGAAAAATGGGGAGCTTATTATACTCCTTATGGTATGGAAAAAACTGGCGATAATACCGCTGCTAAAGTAGGTACACCGGCTCCAGTTGTTATCAAAATAGCTGAACCCGTAGCATCAACTGCGCCTAATGGTGATGTGATAGATCATGCAGACACCTCTATTCCATTCGATCCAAATCAAGATATTGATATGGATACGCCACCGGCAACTACCCCACAGCAAAATTCTGCTGCGATATTAGCCGCTATTCGTAATAGACCAGCAACTCAGCAGTAATCATTATTATAGATATTCATCACCTTCAATTTAGAGGGTGATGAATTGTAGTTATATAAGTGAAAAGAGTGAGTTTATTATGAAAAAAACACCAAAAATTTTAATAGCAATATATGTATCACTACTATTATCTGCGGGATTAATGTCGGTTGTGGTAGAAAATACCGTCCCTGTTATTGACGTTACGATAATGCAGCAAAAATTAATCAAATATCCTGAATTGCGTCCTTTTTTTGATATTATGTATGAGGATGGAAAAATAACGAAGAGTGAATATAATAAGTTTTACAATGAGTTATTTTACATAGCAAAGGAATAAGAATCTTAAAGGAATAAGAATGACACGACCGTTTGACATAAGTAAATTTAGAAAAACATTAACAAAAGCAATACCTGGGATGTCTACTGGGTACAATGATCCAACTGATTGGATTTCTACTGGTAATTTTGCATTAAATTACCTAATATCGGCAGATTTCAATAAAGGAATTCCACTTGGGAAGGTTTCAGTCTTTGCCGGCGAAAGTGGATGCTTGCCGAAAAATGCATTAGTTAGAATCGAAATACCTGATTTTAATAAAAAAAGACAAACCATTGATGAAGTGAGAGTCGGTGAATTACGAGAAATGATGAAATCGAATGATTACGATGTTATTAACATAGATACACCGGATGGATTGTATAGAATTACCGAATGGTTTGATAAAGGAAAATTGCCAACTGTGAATATTAGTACAGCCAATCATCAGACTAATTGTGCAACCAACCATTTGATGCAATTATCCAATAATGAATGGGTACTTGCTGGTGATTTGAAAATAGGTGACAGTGTTATCACTGAAGATATTATTGAAGATGTAACCAATATATCTACAGGCGAGATGTTAGATTGTTATGATTTTACAGTAGATCATCCCAATCACAGATATTGGGCCGATGGTTTTAGTAGCCATAATTCAGGAAAAAGTTTTCTATGCGCAGGTAATATTGTTAGAAATGCACAAAAAGATGGCATTTATGTGGTATTGATTGATAGTGAAAACGCACTTGATGAAAGTTGGTTACGTGCGCTTGATGTAGATACTGATGAATCTAAGTTATTAAAGTTAAATATGGCAATGATAGATGATGTTGCGTTGACTATCAGCACATTTATGGATGATTTAAAGAATATGGTTACAGAAGAACGTCCCAAAGTGCTATTCGTAATTGATTCATTAGGTATGTTACTTACCCCAACCGATATTAAGCAGTTCCAGGATGGGGATTTAAAAGGTGATATGGGTAGAAAACCAAAAGCATTAACAGCCTTAGTAAGAAATTGTGTGAATATGTTTGGTGCATATAATGTTGGATTGGTTGCCACAAACCATACATACGCATCACAAAATATGTTTGATCCAGATGATGTAATTTCTGGAGGAGTAGGTTTTATATTTGCCTCTTCTATTGTGGTAGCAATGAAAAAAATGAAACTGAAAGAAGATGAAGATGGTAATAAAATAGCCGATGTTACTGGGATTAGAGCCGGTTGCAAGATAATGAAAACCAGATATGCAAAACCATTTGAAAGTATTCAATTAAAAATCCCGTACGATACTGGAATGAACGAATATAGTGGGTTATTTGATTTATTTGAAAAGAAAAAGTTATTTGTTAAATCAGGTAATAGTTTTATCTATACCACAAAAACAGGTGAAGAATTAAAGGCATTTAGAAAGAAATGGGAAAAGAACCATGAGGGTTATTTGGATATTGTAATGGATGAAGTAATGCTAGGAAATCCAGTTAGCGCAGTTATTGTTGATGATGGAGACCAGGAATGAACGATTTAGAAATACATTTACAGATTTGGAATGAATTAAAAACCCATTTAGTAGGAGGAGATATCACAGGAGCAGCCGATGATTTTATTCGAGTATTAATTGAAAATGGGATATCGGCAACTGACATACTTGAGCATACCAATGACCAAGAATTGCATGTGGCATTGCAGGAATATGTAGAAGTTGATATTGAAGAGTTTGAAGAGGAAGAGGATTAAGAAATGGTTAGGTATGAAGAAGTAGTGAATGATGTAAGTAAATTGCCTTATTTTGTTGATTATTATGAAAAGGAATTGTATGCTGCTAAAAAAGAATGCAAAATAGGCGGCATGTTAGAAAGACAAGTACAAGAACTTCCTGGAATTACCGAACATAGATTTAATCAGCTACAGGAAATCGAAGCATTATTGAATTATTTGAATATAATGCATAGGCAAACTAGAAAAGCCAAATATATGAAATTTCTTCAAGGATATAATCAAACTCTTTCCAGCAGAGATGCACAGATTTACGCAGATGCAGAAGATGATGTGATAAATTCAGATTTGCTAATAAATGAAATTGCCCTATTGAGAAATAAATTCTTAGGTATAATGAAATCAATTGAATCTAAAAATTTCCAACTAGGCCATATATCAAAACTTAGAGTTGCTGGACTAGAAGACGTTTCAATATGATAAAGCCATTTTTTGTAAATTCAAGAGAGAGCCATGCGCATTCGCTACAAACACTTAATATATTAGATAATTACGTGGATTTTATGCGGAGTATCGATAAGATGGCGGATGTGGGCTGCGGTAGTGCTGGTGCTGATTTAAAATGGTGGGCAACTCGCAGTGTGTTAGACGATAATGATGCCAAAATCCCATTGGATATCAACTGCACTGGAATTGATATATTACCCTCCATTGAGATAGAAAAACAATACAAAAATATAGAATACAAAAATTATGATTTTGAAACGCCAACAGAACAACCAGAAGAATTTGATGTATTATGGTGCCATGATGCATTCCAATTTTCAATAACCCCATTTGAGACATTGCGTAATTTTCATAGTATGCTAACTGATGGGGGGATGATGGTATTAATAATTCCACAAACCACTAATGTGATATATCACAAACAAGAATTTGATCAACCTGATTATCAATTTTACAATTACACGATGGGTAGTTTGCTTCATATGCTTAGTGTATCTGGGTTTGACTGCAAAAGTGGATTCTTTAAAAAAGAAATAGATGATCCTTGGTTACATGCGGCAGTGTATAAATCAGATATCTCCCCGATGGACCCCCGTACTACTAGATGGTATGATCTGTTAGATGCAGATTTATTGCCAGATTCGGTAGCTAATTCTGTTAAAAAATGTGGACATTTGCGACATAGAGACATGGTATTACCTTGGCTTACCGGCAGTTACATTGATTATAGCAGATAAGGTAGTTTTAATTTTTGTAGTTTAGACTATTAACCATGAAACTATCTAAAGATCAAGAAACAATGTGGAATCGTTTGAAATCCCCGGCTCCAGAAATAGACAAAAATGGCACTCAACGATGGTATAACAAAGCTGGAAAACGCCATAGGGATAACGATATGCCTGCTGTTATTTATAAAAATGGAACCAGTTGGTGGTATAAAAACGGAGTATGGCACAGAGAAAACAATCTACCAGCTAAAATATGGGCAAATGGATATAAAGCATGGTATACAAATGGGGAATTTATCAGAAGTGAAGAACCAGATGAATAAAGATGAAGAAGCAATGTGGAATCGGTTGAAAGAACCAGCGCCTATCGTCGATAAAGATGGCACCCAACGATGGTTTAACAACGCTGGCGAATTGCACCGAGA